CCGCCGGCGTACAGAGCGCAAGCAACGCCAGCATGTCCACCGACAACCGAAGAGAGCCACAGGGCCGCGCGCCCGAAGTAGAAACGGCCAGCATCGCCGCAGTTTCTAAACAAAGGCCATTGACACCAAGGCCCACGACCTTCGGCGTTGTTGACACCGTCATTCGAAGCAGACAAGATCATGCTTCCATACATTTCGATTTCTGACGGGACAAACAACAGGCCGCGTTCGCCCCAAACGTTCCCGTTATCTTCGGTCAATAAGCCGGTTGCACTATAACGCTTCGGCAAATAGACGCGTTGATTGACCATATATCCGCGCAATTCTGACGGGAATAATTGTAAATAACCGCCAGCGCTGGCATCATAGCCCACGGAATGACTGCCGTATGCTGTGCCGGCATTGTTCACGCCGTTCAACACAGCGTAGATCTTGCTGGCCAACCAAGGACAAGGATTAGCTTCTGTCCCGTTGTTGCAGTCGGACTCGTTCCATTGCACGTTTTCTGCCGTATTTCCGGCATATACCGTGATATGGTTCGGCATTGTTGGGTTTTGATCGCCTGTTGATTTGTAGATATTGATGCCGGCAATCACGCATTTACGATTTGTTGCTGACACGCTATTGCCACCAACGCTTCCGGCAGAGCAAGAGGCGTAGAAGTAGTCCCCCGGATATATGCCGGTAAAGTTGCCAGCTTGAATGCGAGCGTGCAACCAAGCAAAGACGGACGCATAGTCAGCGATTTCGCCCGCAAATTTTACGGACAAGTCAACACCTTTGTAGATGCCTTGTGCGACTTGTTCAGCGACTTTTGCTTCGCTTACAATGCCCAAGAGTTTTTTCCAGCGTGTTGATCCATCGCCAATCTTTAAATCCCCCGTGTCGGTTTCATAACCAAATTCGCCGGCAGTCAAAATAGGATTAGCAGATTTCCAACGCGCAGCCGTGTCTTGACGGACTTGTATTTGTCGATATTCAGTTGTCATGTTTTTTCCTTTCTTTTTAGTTGACAAAAATTAAATCTGCCGTCCCACCGTTAAGAGTTCCAGCAAATTCGGTTGTATCAGCCAAGCCGCCATCGAACGTTTCGGCAAAGCTGCTTGTATCTGCGATACCGCCACAGATAATCGTGCCAAGACTACGCAGATAATGAATGAGCGTCATTAGATAGCCGCCCATAGCTCCAAGAGCATTGATGTATGGCGAGGAAGCCGCCACATCTTGAAAACTTTCCGTGTTGTATAGACGTTGAAAGTCGTTTGTCTTTTCAACAACAACGGCCTTGTCAGCTTCGACAACGGCTTCCGCCGTTTCCGCATCTTCTTTCGCGGCAATAGCAGCAAGGGCATTTTCTTCCGCGTTTTGGATGTCCTCGATATTTTCCGCTATCGTTTGCATGTCGTTGACAAATTTGTTTTCAAATTCGGACATAGCGTTTCCGCCATTTATAACGGTTTCAAATTCCGTTTCCGTGTCGCCGCCAGAATAGACTTCGGCAAACTCTGTCGTTGTAGCGTGGCCGCCATGAATATCTATGTTGTATTGTAAGATCGTGTCAGCCATTACATTGACGCCCCCGATGTTCCGAGCGACCGTGTTCACGTTCCCGATATTTTCCCCGATGCTCTTCACATCCTTAATGCTGAGGGCAACCGTGTCCACATGGACTCTGTTTGCGTTGACAGCATTGATGTTGGCTTCGTTGTTATCAACACCAATCACGGCGCTGATATTATCGCCGACAGCCTGCACCCGACCAATGTTTGAAGCAACCGTGTCAACGTTTGTCTGATCGGCTAAGATGGCAGATATGTCGCTCGACATGGCAACAGCAGCGTTGATGTTGTCTTTGTTGGCGGCTACGGCGTTAATGTTTGTCCGGTTCGCATTGACGGCGTTGATATTTGTTTCGTTTCCGGCAACGGCGTTTATGTTGTTTTTATTTCCGGCAACAGCACTTACGTCCGCGATGTTATTCGCTACGGTGTTGATGTTCGTCTTGTTGGAATTGACCGCATTGATGTTTGTTTCATTGCCAGCGACTGCGTTGATGTTTGACTCGTTATTGTCAACCGCAACGACCGAGCTGATGTTTTGGCCAACAGCCTTTACTTTGTCAATATCGTCAGCCACAATCCCGATGTTGGTTTCGTTTGAAGCGACTTTGTTGATGTTCGTTTCGTTTGCGTTCACACCGACAACGGCGGCAATGTTTTCCCCGACATCATTGACATCTGAGATATTGGCGGCAACCGTGTTGATGTTCGTTTTCGCAGCCGCAACCGTATTCACGGACGAAATGTTGGAAGCCACAGTCGAAACAGCCGAAGCATTATTTGCCACAGTTTCCACTTTGTCCACTTTGGCGGCCACAGTTGAAATGTCATCAGCGACAGCGGCCAACGTATCGATATTGTCAACCGAAGCGTAGATCCGAATAATTTGGTTTTTCAATTCATCCGGCGATATTTCGGACGTAATGTCAACCAATACAGCACGATCCAACTTTTCTTTTAATTGCTGGGAAATCATTGTCAGCTTGTCAAAGTTATCTTCCAATGTTTCGGCCGGCATCGAGTTGAAGTCGTTATAGTCGCTTTCCTGCGTGATCGGATAATCACGATAGACAACAATCGTGTAAGAGCTATCCTTAGCATCTGCGACAGTAATCGTCCCGCCCGTTCCGTCAGCGTTCAAAGAAACAGTATAGTCCGTCCCGTATGTTAAAACGGTTTGTGTTTCCCCGTCAGAAATGGCAGCCTTGATCGCCTGTTTCGCATCCGCTTCTGTCGGGTCGTTCGTTAAAACGCCAAACGAAAAGCTATAATTCAGCGAACCCATAACCTGAGGCGCCGTTTTGTTGGTAGTTGTAGGCACAGTCATTTTGTGTTTTCCTTTCGTTGTTGTTAGTATTCTTTAATGGCATCAAGAGCTTCACGGGCAACCGATGTCATCTCTTTCCGCAAGTCCCGCAACTCCTTGCGTTTTTCGCTGGGCGACAAGGTGTCGTCTTTTGAAACGTCATTCATCTCATGAGTGAGATCCTTAATTTCTTTGTTGTAGCCTTTCAGCTCCTCGAAAAGATCTATTTCTTTTTCGTATTTGTCAGCGTATTCATCGGCATCTGACGCGTCCTCGCGCTCTTTCTTTTTGAGGGTGTTATATTTTTCCTCTAACTTTCCGTATTCATCCATGAATTTTTGGACGCTCATAGAGTTATAACCTGTTGGTTCTCTGGCAATAAACCCACGCAAGATCGGCGTTTCACCTACTTCGCGCTCCGGCTTGTCGCCCTTTACGGCGTTTCGAGTAATATCCGACAAATTCAAAAAGTCCTTCATGAGGCCTGCGCCAAGAGTTGTGATGGTATGCTCAATCTTTATTGGCGACCACCCTAATTTTCCAAGCTCTTTTGCTAGTTCGCTTGTGCGATCCGTAAATTGCTCCTCAGGATCTACATCAACAAGGTATGACGGGACAATATCTTGACCTGTATAGAAGTTCTTGTTAAGTTCAAGCTCCATCCAAATCTTAACGGCTGGCGGGATAATGCTCGAAAAGTCGCCTATAACATTCACGTTGTCAAACACATTCTTTGCCTGATTAACCCAGTCAATATCTTTGTCTGTTGTAATACCCTCGACCATTGCCTGAGGAAGCGTAGCAAATAGCGCGCCATAAGCAAACGGTTTTGGTATTGTAATCCATTTTCCATTTACCTTTATGTTCCAAAATAGGTTTTTCTGCCATGTTGGAATTTCGGCATACTCTTCTTTTTCGTCATCGGGGGCTAACGTTGTATAGTAGTAGGCGAGCGCCATACTAGGAAGCGTCAGCTCGGCAATGGCTTTCAGACTCATTTCTATCGGATGTTTCTTAAACTTTTCGGTCATCGAAACAAGGCCTTGAATGTTTGCATTGAAGAATGGGACAAACTGATTGACTTTCTTTGCCATGGATCCACCACGAGCAAAATCAATCGTAGAGTCGCGTGACATAAAGGCGGCATCTTTTTCGGACAAGCCTTTCTTCATCGCTTTTTCATAAACCCCAACGCGAGTCCCTTCTTCAAATAGACCACCTAATTTTTCAACATAATAGAATGGGTTTAGATGTTTGAATTTAAACCCGCTTTCAAAAAGTTCTTTGTATGGATTGAGTTTTGAGTTTTCGTTGATCTGCATAAAACTGTCAAAACTTCCGCCGTTGCGCTTCCAATCCTTATATGTTTCGCTGTTCAATAGGACATGTCCAGCGCCGCGCAATGTATCGACAACCGGAATAAAGCCAACAGGCGTCTGCATTGAAGCCGTTATTGTATCTCGTAGCGGGTTTCTAATCAAGGCGAATGTAATGTTTGCCTGAGTGGCACCCCAACGTAAAAGTTTAGCCGGCAACGTCGTGAATACTTTTAACACAGACGGTATTTTTACCGCTTCGACACCGTTTAGCGCTTTATACATATCTTGATGGACGCGTATGAATTTTTTGACACCGTTTTCATAATACCCAATAACACCTTTGTCGTTTTCCATTTGCTTGTTAAATTCTTCAAAGCCAACGTCCAAAGTCCGATGAATGTCTTTCAGCCACTCGTGCTTGCTCTCAGATATAAATTTATCAAGCAGAGCCTTAGCATTTGGCGCATGCTCTTTCAGAAGTTCAGGCGCATTGATATAGGCATCATACAAATTCGCGATCAATTCGGGATGCGAATAGATGTATTTTTTGTATTTGTCCGTTGTATCTTTGATTGTCCGCTTAAATCTTCCGTTTTCCTCTGTCAAAATTGCGCCTATGCGTTCATCGGCCAAGTCCATAAGTTCTTCTTCGATCTTTTCGTTTTGAAGAATATAGGCACCAAGGCCGAGATTTTTATCAAGCATGTGGCCAAATTCATGAGCAAGCGCAGCGTCAGACCCGATTTTTTCCTTGATCTTGTTTTCAAGAGGGATATAGACACCAAACGCATTGTCTTTCGTCAAGCGTTTATCCGTGCGTTCATACGTCCCACCAAGTTTTTTGATGCCCGCTTTTAACAAATCACGAAGGCCTTTGTCATAGCTGGCCTTCGGCGTATCGACATTTTTAACCAAATCAGGATGTGTCTTGCGCAGTTTAGCAACGCTTTGCACAATAGCGTTTTTATGAGCGTTCGTGATAATGCTTGCCGTGTTATTGACAATCGAAGCAAACGGGTTGCGAATATCAAGATCGCTTCCTTTGATCTTCTTTATTGTCGGCCGAGCCTTCAACAAACCTTTGCCCTTAGCGTTTCTTACAACGGCCTCAGGTTGCGGGATTTTTTCTTGCTCCAATACGCGATAGAAAGGAACATAATGTGGATTTTTTTCTATCATCGCATCATACGATTTTTGACTCATAAGCCCGCTTTCGACCAATAAATGCGATATGCGTTTTTGATAATCGTAGATGCGTTCTGCATATTGTTCAAACCGGATAATGTTGTCGCCGTATTTTCTTCTCAGGCCTTCATACATTTCCATAATGCTGTTCATTTGCTCTTCTGACACATGGACGTCAGCACGATTTACAAGATCAGCATAACGCTGGGCTATCATATATCCGCCAAGATCCTCTTCAAGGGTTCTTTGATTGACGCCAAATTCTTTTTTGAAATCTTTTATAATTGGCATCAGCCCTTCGCCGGTTTTCTTTCCGTTCATATCTTCTGTGTAGTCAGAAATTGCGATGGCAATTTTCCCGCCAACACCAGCATACAAACGAGCATCCTTGTAAATGCTATCACTCAGTTCACGAAGTGGCTCCAAATAGTCCGTCCATTGTGATTTTACCGCTTGCCCTTTTGGAGCTTTGCGATCCCAAAATGGATTTGCGTAATTATTTTGTTGCTCGGCCAGCTGTTGAAGATCTGTCGGGATCCTGTTCATAGCGTCCGCCTTTTCTACATTTTGAGGCGTATATTCCGGCAAATAGTTCATTACAGATGTCGCCGCATGGATGTTTGGATCGTTCGGATTAAACGCTTCGCTATCAACCGCTTTGATTTGGAATTTGTCAAAGACGACATAGACATTGTGTTCTATATCGCTTTCCCTGTCCGTTAATCCAGTTCCTTTTTGTTTGTATGTTATACCGTCATAATCCTTTAATAAGAATTTGTTTAAGGCTCTTTTCCCAGCAATCGAGCTGTTTGTATCTGTCAAGATTGAATAAACATCCCCGCGAGTTAAAACGCCGGCAGGGTTGTCCTTCCAGTCGTTGTCATTTTTGACAAGCCAGTCTTTTATTTTTTGCAGATCTGTTCTGTTCACATAATCTGGGTTGATTGAGTTCTCGTCTAAATCGATGCCTTCTGGGTATGGAGTATTCGGATCAACGCCGTCAGTTATGCGCTTCCAATGAAAGCTGTAATTTTTATCATTTTTGACGAGCTTGTGAAGATCTGATATTTCTTCGTCCGTAATCTTTTCTTCCAAGTCATAAGGGCGTTCCATTTTAACATAGACCTCTAATACGTTAGAGTCTGCTGTTTCTTTCCCCAATACGCCGCCTTTATAAATCTCGCCGATTTCTTTACTGTCTGTCGCATAAAATGCCTGACCAAACAAACTGTATGGGCTGGATTTTTCAGGGTCAAAAATATCCCAATTCGTTGACCGGCCATGATAAAGCGGCTTCGGATTTCCGTTTTTATCTACGACCTTGCTGTCCCCAAACCAAATTTTCAACCTGTCCGTTTCCGGCTCTACAAGATCCCCGTTTGCTTTTGCGTTTATTTTTTCGCGATAGAAAGCCATTAACCGAGGATTTGTATAAAACTTGTCAAGCGCTTCTTTTTCAAAGTTGAGTTTGTCAACCTCTTTGCCGATGTTTTCTGGTGTAGCCTCGAATTTAAGCCCCATTTCCTGTGCGGCCTGTGGGTTCCGTAAAGCGCCTCTTACTGCCGATATTTTGGCATCAATGGCCGCTTTATCTTTTGCGACTAATTTTGCGATTGCTTCCGCTTCTTTGATATTGCTATCGTCAAACCCAAATAGATCTTTCCCTTCTTGTTGGACTGGTTGTTTTGTGTTCAGTATTGAAACATAGGCCTTTAACTCATCGGGACTCATCTTTTTTGCCGCTTTGATGCCGGCAGCCTGAGCCGCTTCGTTTAATGGCGCACCGCTTGCGATAGCTGCCGCCTTGCTGTCTGTGATTTTTCCATCCAAGAAAAGCGCAGTTAGTCCATCGCTACCGTTCTTCGCGATGTCATAAGACATTTTCCCAAGGCTACGAGCTGTCAACCCTCTGTCATTTATTTCATCGTCAAGTATATCGCTTTCTTTAAAGAAGCGGACATAATCCTTGACCGTTCCTTTTCCATCTTTGATGTTTTGTTCTACATCAAACAAGTGGGCTTGTTCAGCTGTAAATCCTTCGCTTTCCTTAATAATCTGAGAAGGTATGGTGGCCTCGCCGTTTCTTTGGGCTAGATCTAAACGATGCCGCCCAGTAATAACCTCTAAGTCCCCGTTAGCTCTTTCCCAAAGGACGATCGGAGCAGTCCCTAGACGATCATATTTTCCTTGTAATTGCTCGCCAGCGACAACGCCTTTTTCGTTGGCACCTTCTTTGAAGTTAGGGATTTCTTTTGATAGCTTGATCTTTTCAAGAGGCACTTCTTGCGTTTCAATTATCTTTTGGTTCCCGATGCCGATTTTGTTGGCCATGTCCTCTTTCTGCGTTTCGCTCATTCCGTCAAGAGTTTGACGAGCTTGCGCGTCAGAAAATCCACGAGCCACAAGGCCGTTATATGCACGGACAGAAGCGTGCGACATTGCTCCCATAATCGAAAACGCTCCTGCTTCTGCGAGTAATTGCTCTTTATCAGGAAAGATCGCATCCAAGTATTTATCGACAGTTGATTTGTCGCTGTCATCAAGCCCTAAGGACACCCTTAAAACATCGCCAAGTCTTTCTTCGCCCATTTCGCCGAGAACACCGTTAAAATATATTTTATCAGAAAGCATCCTTGATATACTGGCGTCAGGGTTCAGCTTCTTTATGCTGCGCATCAATCCATCTTTTACTTTTACAGGGACAAGCCTGTTTAAGTTTGCAGACAATGGGGATGCCACTTTCCTGACTGGGCTAAATAATTTTCCAGCTCCTACCATGATTGTTTCGCCGCTCATTTCTGAGGCAACTTCGACCCATGTATCGCCGAAAGCCTTTAAAGCTGTTGTTGCCGGCATTTCATCGGCATCTTTCAGCATAAGCTCGCCCTTGTCTGTCATTTCTATCGTTCCGGCAATTCTGCGGTCTAAGAAGTTTTTTGCAGTCATCTGTGGCATGGCCAAAGACATTGCCGTTGCCTTTGCAGTTCCTTTTGACAACTTTTTAATGGCTTTTTTTGCGACCACCTTTGCTCCAACTTTAACGGCCTGCGTTGTCCCAATCTGTGTTGCTTTCGGAGCAGCACCAAACCCAAGTGTAAAATATGCGCCAACCATTTCGCCAACAAATCCGGGGGCTGAGTGCAGTATATTTCCCATTTTCCCCATGAATGTTGTCCCGCGCATCTGAGCGGCCATGTCCCTTTTTACCATGTCTTTCACATAGTTTATGGCTGCCGGATCGCCGTCCTTTGCTTTATTGACCATTCTTAAATCAGCACCGGCTTCGCCAATATCTTCGCCAGTCCCTACGTATGGGATCATGTGATGCCAGCCTTTGCCGCGCAACGCTTCGACAAATCCCATCGGTTCTTGCTTTTCAATTTCTCTGAGTTCATCATCGGTAAATAGCTGACCGATCATTTTCTTTTCATCGTCAGAAAAGCCATAATCATCTGTCGCATATTTTTCAGCAAGTTTTGATGGAGTAGGAAGTTCCTCGTTTTCCTTTCCAGCAAACAGATCCTTTGGTTCGCTAGAAGGTTGTTGTGCAACGGGTTCCATACCAAACTTTTGATATAAGTCAATAGGCATATTATTGTCCCCTTATTTTTGCTAATACTTCTTCGACACTTACGCCGTATTTTTGTGCGGTAAAAACAACATCCTCTTTCGTGATGCCGTTTTCTGTTAAAAAGTTTTCATCAGCTTCAAAGTTATACGTAGCGTTTGACAATGCCATATTTGTTTCCGCTTCCGTCTTTTGACGCTGTTCGCTTGTGATCTCTTGTATGAGTCCCTTTCTTTGGGCGTCTGTCATTTCAGGATTATACCTTTCCATAAAGTCATCAAGAGCCGCCTTTCTTTTTGAAGATGGCAAGAAGTAGCTAAACTCCTCTTTTGCCTGCGCTACATTTGGCACATTTGACAATGCGTATGATGTTGCTTTGTTTTGGATTTCCTGACGTTTGCTTTCCGGCAATTCTTTCCATGCTTTGCCTTCTGGGTTTTCCTTTTCAAGCAGATCTTGCATGGCTTCAAAGTATAAGTTATGAGTTCCGGCCATGATCTTTTTGTTGTCAATTCCCTGAGCGCCTAACTTATTGTCAATTTGCACAAGCCCTTCCGCGTAAGGGTTGCCGGCCACGGCGTTCTTATTGCCTTCGGAAGCCAGCTTTTTCGTTTCATACAATTCAGCGCCTATGATTTTATTCAAATATAAAGAGGCCTTTTCTTTTGTCGTATTGCCATTGAGCAATAAAGAATATGTCTGTTCACGCAATTTTAGAAGATCATTGATGCTCTTGTCCTTTTGCAGCTTGTATTTGCTTCCGCTTTCTTTAATTGTGTTCTTTATTGCTTCATCAAGTTCAAGCTGGGCAGTTATTGAGTCGGCAGCTGCCTTCGCGTTTTTGAAGGTGGCTGTATCATATCCGGCGAGTTTCATAAGGGCTGTTTTTTCGGCGTCAGAAATAACATCATTGTTTTGTATTTCGTCCAAAGAAAGCCCTTCTTCCATGAATTTATTGTAAAGGCGGTTTCCTTCCGTCCCTTTTTCAACAAGATCAGATATGCCTTTATACCATTTGTGATTTTCTATTTGGTTTATTGCCGCCTTGCTGACCTTGAATTTTTGGTCGTCTGATAGCTCATATTTGCTGATGTTGGCCAAAGTTCCTTCGGGATCCTTCAATAAGTCGCTTGATGCTCTGTCAAAGTCCCAGTCGTTTATTTTGGCCTTCATTTTTGCCATTTGATCTCTTGTAAAGAAGGGGCTGGCAAGTTCTAGGTCATTCAAATAATTGTTTTTAAACGCTGGGTTCCCTGTCGCAATATATGATTTTTTGTTCTGTTCATACGAAATTGTTTCGTTTGCACGCGCTAAATCGCCCGTTTTGTTCCTAAAAATTGACGAGATCTGTTTTGCGTTGGCATCAACCATCAACGAATACTCGCGGCGAAACCGCTCGGCGTTTGCTTTGTTTGTAAAGCCAGAAGCAACATCATCAATCAGCTTACTGTTTTCTTTAAGGAAATCGGCCTCTGCCTGTTGAAGGTGTTGCGGCGTGTTGTAATCATTAAACGCCTGAGCCTTCTGAGCAATAGCGTTCAGCCCGTTTGATAATTTCCCTTTTCCATCAAGTGTTTCGGCGTCATTTTGTATGCTCTGCCACTTTACGGCCAGATCCTGTCCGAGTTGGGCAATTTTTTTCACTTCGCCCCACATAGGATTTTCAATGGGAGCGATTGGCTGGGTTGTTGATATGTTTCCTTGACTATGATAAACCGGTAATCTTGCCATTTTTTGACTCCTCTATTTACTTTTTGGATCCTGTTGTGCCTGTTGCATTTGCACCTTTGTTGTCGCCACTTCCCCAATAATACTGATAAGTTGCATAGCTCGACAGGGCATTTGTAGCCGCACCGGTCAGACCGCTGATAAGCGCATACTTTCCAGCAATCTTTGACGCTTTTTGGTTGTATGCCGCGTTGACTTGGTTCATGCTGATATTGTATTTTTGCCGGCTTTCTTCGAGGCCGAGTTCCATAATGCTTTGGCTTAAACTATCGGCAACAGATCCCGACAATTTGACACCGCTTGCCGCCGCTTTGGCCGTCAATGATCCGGTCAGTTGTTGGCGTTTTGCTTCGTATTGTTCAGTCAATATCTTCTTTTCTTGTTCAAGCTGAGCAATTTGAAGTCCGTATTGCCGCGCTTGTATCTTTGCGTTCGATCTTGCTTGGATGGCTTGCCCAATACTGGACGCCGCCTGCATCCCCGCAGAAACCGCAAATAATGCTCCTGCACCCATTCTTTACCTCACTTGTCAATTTCATTGATAATTGGCGCGATGGCCAGCACGTTCATCGGTAGTGGCTGGGATTGTTCAACCGTGACAGTTGCGTCCCATACCCACCCCTGATTAAATTTGATGTTCGGCAAAATGCCGGTAAATAACTTTTCAGGCGTTCCGAGTTGCGTGGCTGGATTTCTGTAAGTTATCTGTTGAAGGTTGTCCAAACTTCCGCCAACGCGACAACCGGACGTATTCCAAACACGCATTGAAAGCTCGTTGACCCGCTTTCTTTTGCCGACTGCCGTCCCCGTTTCGCTTCCTGCTTCTAACGGCATCAGCTTGAAATAAGATTGATAGCCCAACCCGACAATGATATAGAAGGCATCCCGTTCCAATAACACGGTTCCACTTTCGACTTTTGCCGGTGTTTGGACGGCTCCGTCTGCTAGGATTTGGACATCTTCGCCTTCAAGATGTGTCAGGCCTGACAGGGATTTGACGCTTACGCCCCATTTCCCGCCAGCGTATGAAGTCGCGCCAAATTCTTTTCTGACCTTCGCGCTGACGACTGTGTCTGATGTATAGCCCGTAATAGTTGCTTCGCCTAAAATGTTCAGGTTGTCATCAACAACACGGATGCGGCGGCCAACCATAACGGCCGAAAAAGCGCTTGACGATGCCGTGATCGTGATGTTCCCAGTTTTGGCCGACAATGTCAATGAGATGCCTTCCGTATTATCAAAGGCGTCATAGCTCAGGCCGTCCCTGACATACCAGCATTTCGATTGAATGTCCGGCGTGATCAGGTTTTGGATGCGTTCAATGTGGCGCACCGTTTGCCCGTTTATCGTTCTGCGGACAATCATATACACTTCGTCATAAAGTCCGTTATAAGAAGGGATTGTTTCAACGCTTTCAACGGCTGCGTTTGGATATTCCAACAAAGCCCATGCCTGCACCTGCTGATTTGTTTCAAGAGTCAGCACGGCAACTTGACCGTCCTCGCGCAAGCACCATAAAATGCTGTCAGGGTTCTTTTGATAAGCAACCTCGATAAGCGGGCTTTCAAGCAAATGTTCCGAATACAGGCTTATGTCAATCGCCTTGTATGCGTCCAAATAATAGTCATAGGTAAATTGACGGATTTTCTTGCCGGTTCTTTGGATAAAGTGGATCATACTGTCAACGGCAACCGGTTGTATATCTTCCGATCCCCAGTTAGATCTTGCCCGTGCCGATACGTCTGTCGGCGTAATACCTGCGTCATCCGTCCCTTTGACAACAAATTCGTTTCCGTAAGTTCCAACAAGCAGGAAGTTCTGGCCGGTAATCCAGCGAATGTCCGAGCCATCCCCGCAAGCGTTCGTGGCCAATTCGATATTGATTGCACCGCTGTCCTCGTTGTTCAATGCGGGCGTAAAGTCCTCGTATGCGTAAGGTTGCGACCCGTAAATGTTTCGGGGGCTGTTCGGCGTCCTGCCATAATAAAGTCGTCCATCCATTAAACCGATTGCAGAAGGCCAGCCCCTGTGTTTGCTCCATGCACCTTCGCCCCAAAGTTTCGTTGCGGACGCTGTGGACAGTTTCCATTCTACTGACGCCGTCACATGTGTCGAGTCTGTATAAGCGGTAATCTTGAAAAATCCTTGCTTTTCAACGTTATCAACAGTTGTCTTTTCGCCGATCCACCAATACGAGCCGACATGGTTCGCGTTGAATATAGGCGCGGATGCCGTGACGGTAATCGTCCCCGTTGTTCCGCTTGCCATAAGTGTCGTGTCTGTTATGTTCTCGTCCAAGAAGGGCGTGCATTTGAAGGTCGTCTTTTTCAATTCCCAGTTGTTCGAAGCGTGCCGTATGAGTTCCAAAGGCTCGTTTGTATTTCCGGCATCATCCTTATAGACAATCTTGATCACGTCATCCAACTGGACATATTTGATCGTTCTTAATTGGGCTTCCGTGAATGTGTTTGAAACTTCGTATATTTGATTGTTGCCATCTACGACATAGCCGCCATTATTGAAAAATCGGAAATACCCAGCGCCACATTCGATAATGTAAGAGTCCTGAGCAGAAAACACAAACCTTAAAAGACGGGCTTTGCCGTTGTTCTTTGTGCTTGTGATATATTCTGATCCGGCCATACGGGAAACGACACCGTAAGGGCGCACCCAACAGTTCCGGCATTTATCAAGACATGCGGTATATGGCTCGACATCAACGCGCCCAAACATAAGAGGCGATACTTCGCCGCGCGTAAATGTAGGATATACGGGACTAACTCTTGCCATTTAGACCCCCCTTAATGAATTGACCCACAGATCGTCTTTGATTTTATCTGGCGCCTGTTCTTTGGCATTCTTTGATTTGGCAATAGGCAAAAAGTGGCTTTCGTATAATTGGATCAGCTCGGCCTGTTTTGAAGCAACGTTTGTCAGGTCGAAGCACATATCATGAGCCAGCCTATAAGAAAAGGCGTCAATGAAAGACGGGGAATATAGATCGGTATTCGTGCATAAATAGGTGTAAAGAATACCGACAGATTTTGAATTGCTTTTAACATATTGCCCTTCGATTTTTAAATCGTCCACGTTTGAGTCGAAAATACGGACACAATCAGCCGGCTTTTGGAAATAGTTGCCGCCGCCCCATTCGGGCGTTGTTGTGATCATGTTCAGGTTTGCGCGTTTCAGGGCAAAGTTCCAAGGACACTCGGCGAGAATACTCCGAAGGCTACCATCATACATGTTGTTCGCTGACTTTGCTTCTTCTGTGTTATCTGACAGGTTGACAATTTTATTTGCCCCCAACAAAGCAAGGGCGCGATTGACGATAGATACTTTACTCATTTTTTGTCCTCTTCATAAAAAAATAGGGGCGAGATTGCTCCCGCCCCGTTTGGGATTAAAGGGCGTAGAAACACACCGCTTTAATTGTTCCAGTTGCAGCACCGCCCAAGTTTTTGGCTTGAATGACGTTATCGCCGGTATTTGTTCCGATGCGATAGCCGAAACCATCAGCCAAAGACATACGAGCAGCACCGGCAGATGTAGCCGTGTCAGCTCCGTCAATGTAGCGATCAACATCATTGCTATCGCCAACATCGAGGGATGTGCCAGTTCCTAAATCGTCAAAAGCAACGATTAAGTCCATGACAACAGCGCCTTTGGGCAATACGAATAAGTTGATTATATCGTTTGCGGACAAAGCGCTTGCTTCGTATGTGGTTGAGATGACTTTGATTGCGGCGCTAGCGATGCCAGCGTCCAAAGACATTTTACCAGATGCCTGAGCAGCGTAAGTAGTAGAATTTACAGTAGCCATAGTTTAACTCCTTTCATCATTAAACAGTGACAGATTGGTCGCAGAGAACTTTGACCACTTTTGCTTCTTCCAAACGGCCTGCACCGCAAGAGATTTCATAATAAACCTGCTTGCTGTAAGACAAGTCTGAGCGTTCTTCGATACGCAAGAATAAATCCTCTAACATACCAAAGCAGACGCCTGTTTTGTGGAAAGCAAAGCAATCCGCAATGTTGGAAGCAACATTCACAATACCATCAGGCAACCAGACGAATTTGAAGCCCATGAAGGTATCAATATCGCCAGAAACCAAAGCGCGGACGTTGTTATAGTCAGCGGATGTGGTTTGTGTCACGCCTAATAATTGTTCTTTTTCTGTTGCGCTAGCAACAAAAGTCCGGTCGCCAGCAGGGACGCCAGCGGCGTCTAACAACTTCGCAGCACGGCGAATTTTGCCGACTGTTAAGCCGCTGCTTGATCCGCCAAAGTTGGCGGCAATGGACTGACCAGCAGGGAAAGAAACGGCGGTTCCGCCTGTTTCGCCACGATAAGCGACACCACCCAAAGCGGCGTAAATCACTTTATCGATTTGGATGCCAACTGCGGATTGGATGCAGATGGAAGCCATAGAAGTTGGATCAGCCAAAGTTTGCAACTGCAAAGACCGATCTAACACACGGGCGTCATTGTATGTAGCAATGTCGATACGTGTCCGAGATAAATTCGGGTCGTTTTGAGGTGTTGCAGCGTTGGCGCTGGTTTTTGCGGACATTGACCAAGTTCCGATTTGATCTTGGTAGAAGGTTTTTCCGGTAATACCTTCTGATTTCACGAACACTCTGTCGTGCAACATGGAGCGTTCTTGGCGTGCCAGAGGCAGAATTATTGCAGAATAAGCCTGTGTTCTGACATCATACTGAGTAGTATTTGCCATGATAATTTTTCCTTTCAATTTGGCATTAAAAAAATCCGCTAGGGTCATTCCTAAACGGACAGCTAGGTTCGCCTTGTCCGATCAAGTCGGGGGCATTTTTAATAAAAGGGGGCTTTTAACGGCTTATCCCATCATCTGCATTAACGCCGCAACATAAGAAACACGCTCTTTCCGTTCCTGTTCAGAAACAAAAGATTGATTGTGTTCCTTACACCACGCCATGTCATTACGTTTGTTTTTGACTCCGGCGAAGTATGCGTCATTTGGGTCTGTCATAATTCGTTCAAACTCTGCTTTGGCTTCGGCAGGGGTTTTGGTAAAACCAGAAACTTGTCCTTCCATGCCGCCGAGAGTTCCTTCCGAAACAGACTCGCCCATTCGTGCAAGAAACTTTATAAAGCGGGTGTCGTTCCCAATTTTTGACAAGAAGTAATCAAAATCTTCTTTTGAGTCCGACATCTTTTCAAGAACTTTGGCGGCCGTTTCCATCTTTTGTTCGTAGGCCACGCCCCATTCTTGCTTTAAATCCTTTTCACATTGTAGCTGAGCAGCTTGTTCTTTTTCAGCTTTGGCCGCTTCAACCCGTTCAAATTCCCCTAAATGTGCTTCCAGTAGCTTCTGGGCGACACCTTGCGGGATATGATTTGCTTTCATCAACGCCTTAAATTCTTCGAGGTTCGTTCCATCCGGCGCTTTTAAATCATATCCATCTGCTTTTTCAGGGATATTGAAGGCCTTATCATACATTCCCCACGCAACAGCATCGTTTTCGTCTTTGGGAATGGCGACCTTACTTTGTCCCATTAAAGATTGAAGCTCTAAATAACTCTTTGATAATTTGTTCACGTCCCCGCCAAACTTTGAAATTGACGGATTATCCTTAAATTCGGCAGACAAGGCGCTTGTAAAATCAAATCCGCCTGTCGTTCCTACGGTTTCCCCAACAGTTGGCTGAGCGTTCCCCGTTGTGTCGGGCGCGACAGTTGTCATTTGTTCGGTCATTATTTTAACATCCTTTCGTAATGTTGAGCGATTTGCTCCGGCAAAAGGTCATCGCGCATGATTGTTTTTATGGTTAAAATCACATCCCGTTTGCCGCCGGCATATGAAATCTCGTTTGGGTTGGCAGACAATACGGCCGTGTTATACCCGCAAAAATGTTCCAAAAATTCCATAAAAAGCGGATATTTGCTGGCGACATCCTTAAATACAACCCGCAAATCAGCGATACATTCCTTACTTTTCAGATTGACTTTCTCTTGCATTCTTATCCCCTTGTGCTGCATCCTTGTATGTTTGGGCGATAGATTGTGCGGCGATCATTTCTTCGTTTTGAGCCTGAGCCTCAGCCCGTGCTTCACGCACCGCGCGCACTTCATCGTCCGAGTTCAGCAAGTCAGTTGAAACACCGGTAATGTTAAAGACCTGTTCAACCGCTTTGTCCCCGTTGATTTTATCCAATACTTCGGGCTTGAATTGTGAAATCTGGCCGGCAATGGACAGGGCGTTCACAATGTTATTGACTTCGGATTGACGTTGCGACTGCACCAAACGGCCGACAAACTTGACTTCAAAGTTCGGGTTCTGCATCATAACATCCGGCATGCGGGGCAATCTGTTTTCTTCGTATAACGTGACGACAACCTTTTCAACAAGCGGTTGTAATACATCGTTCATCATACGACCGACTGCGGGGCCGAGGACTGTCATTTTTTCCGATATACGTTCCATGACTTCCGGCACGGTCATCTGTTTTGTCAGTTCGCTAAACGCCAAGAAGGTGTCATAAAACATAATCCCGCGGATCTGTTCTTGATAATAACGCAACTGTTCAATGCCAATCTGAGGATTGCCGAAGTTCCCGATAGGAAAGATCTCGTCTTTCGGGCTTAAACTCCCGCGTTCATAGTAATTGATGGCGCGGGGATTGAAGTTAGGCGTTCCCAAAAAGGCGTTATCCGGCAAGGCAATAGGCGGATCTGCTTGCTTCATGGCTGCACGGAGCATTGTGTCGTTCATAGTGTTGACCATGCGCACATAAGGGAGTGCTTTCATGGCCGGCGAATACCCATAAACAACGTGAGGCCGTTTATAGAAACGATGCGCCACGCAAGGCATTGACCAAAATCCGCTTTCCATCATGATCTGTTTTGTCTTTTCGTCAACCCAGACCATGCGGATCGGCATATTCTTTTTATCAATCTTGTTGGGGTCGCGTTCCATCCGCTTGCCAAAATAGCAAATGAATTTGAATTTTTTATCCTCGTTCCGTCCGGCAGCATAGGTGTCTTTGATTTCCTGCGAGCATTTATCCCCGAAACGGGACAAGGCCTGTTCTGCCGTATATTCAAATTCAATGTAAAATTCGTTTGGACGTTCGCGGGCATCCTCTGTCAAGTATAGCTTCTTGATTGGGATAGTATAGAAGCGGACGCCATCGTTCTCGTCTTTTTCCGTAAAGAGTGAAGCCGTCCCATAGACGCATGACTCTTTATAGAAGATTGGCATTTCATTGTAGAAGTTCGAGCGGGAAAGCGTCAACAATACTTCATCGCTGACGTCATTCATCCAGCGCTTGACTTCATCGTCCTCGCGCAAAGCACGATCCGAATGTTCCAAGAATAGCCATTTCGAGCTTTCAGGTGTCAAATATGCACAAAGACCGGCAGCCAAAACATCTGCGCAATCGATAGAAGTAGAGTCAAGAAGGGCGTGGAGTTCAGCGCCTTTGTTTCTTTCTTCCGTTATATTCGACCCTTCAACAAAGAAAAAGTTGTGTAGTTTCTGGTATAACGTGTCAAAGTCAGACCGTGAGCTTTTAAGCTGTGTATAGTTTTTGATAATCTTTTCTGCTGATAAATCCATATCATGCTCCTCTTAACTTTGGCCGAGCCGTTTCCTGCTCTTGCTGTTCCTTAGCGAGGCGTGTTTGCTTCCAAAGGTCAACGTATGGCTTGTCCTTGTTTTCTTCGGCAAGCCGTTGATGTTCTTCGTTGGCAAGGCGTTCTTGTTCGGTCAATTCTTCCATTTAGACCCCCAGCGTTGTAAATCCGCCCAGTAATGTCTTTTTGCGTTCGTCAATTCCGGCACGGCGTTTTAAGAAAGAGCCAAGAAGCCCACCGCCGCCATAGTATTTTGCCAGTTGCGATCCGATTGAAATATCTGTATAGTCCGAATTTCTATTTTCTTCGGCAAGTGTATTGTGTTCTTTGTCATCTGCTGTATAGGCAACATATTGACCATCGACCATGCGACCAAGGCCAGCAGCAATGTTTTGAGCTTGAATTTGCGCCGCACTCATTCCGCCGCCACTTCCGCCACCAATACCAGTTGTCTTTTTAACGATCTTTTTTAAACTCTTTCCGAAACCCATTTTAACCCCCTAACAACGTTTTCTTTCTGACATTTTGTGAAACGTTTGAAGCAAATTCGCCCAATGTGGATGAATAATTTGTTTCTGATTTGTTGGCAAATGCAGATCTGCGTGCGGCGTTTGCTTTCGCTTTTTCCGCTGCGGCTGCATTTTCTTGCTCTTTGATCAATGCCTGAGCTTGTGCTTCCTGTTGTTTGGCAGCCTTCCGCATGGCCGTTGAGCCTGTGATTGCGCCACCTACTTTTTCTGCTGCGTCCTCGACATAAGTTGTCGCAAGCAAAGATGCGCCACCCGTGAATGGAGCGGCCGCAACCGACACAACGTTTCTTGTCGTTTTACTTCCCATATTTAAAGTTCCTTTCGCATAGTGGCGACTTTATAACCGTTTCGTTCCAAATACATGAAAAGCCTGTCGCCTAGATGGCTTCCCTGTATGATCGTTTTAATTTCAAAAGCCCGTGCTATTTCTTCAATTTTCCGTTGAAGTCTTATCAGGTTTCTGATGTTCCGGTGTTCCGGTTTGATATAGAAGGACACAACACATAGTTCTTTGTTGCCCCACATATCAAAATCTGGTTCCAAAACCGCATACATGACCGGATCATTTACAAATATCATCCAGTCCTTCATGCGCATAAAATAGTTGATGCTTGCTTCGTTCCTGTCTGACAGGCCAAATTCAGCATTGACAATTTCAACCCATCCCTTGATTGTTTCAAGGGTCATTTCCTTGCCCATAATGACGTCCATCAATACCCCGCAATCGCAAATAGGCTTTGATTATTGCCTTTGTCCATCCTTTCGCGCCGGATGCTTTCTGCATACCCGACACGCCTATTGACTGGCGGACGTGCCACCTGTTCTGTCATGGCCAACGCGTCCACTATATCAATGTATTCGCTCTTGATTGCGTCTTTTGTGACGCCGGCAAGTTCAGCTTTAAACTCTGGCAACCATGACGCCTCATCTGGGAAATAGATTGTGTGCGCCTTGAAGTGCGGTTGTAAGAGCTTAATCCGTTCAAGTTTGCTTCCTTGCTTTGCGTGTTCAAGTGGGACAACATTAAAAAAGACGTTCCGTTTCTTCATTTCCTGAGTCAGAAACGGCTTCATAACCTGTTCCCACCATCCTTTTTCTATGTAATAATCGCGCAAGCGGTATTTCACGACCATGTCGAAAATGTAGTCAATGATCTGCGCACTATCCCACCGGCCATACTTACAATCAAGAATAAACCAGTTGTTATCCGTGTCAATGCCGGTAAGCACCATTGCCCGATAGCAACTCTCAGGATTTGTGCTTGACGCAGGGTCAAGACAACAAAACAAATTGCACCGGCTTATCAGATCCTCACGGCGTGCTGGCGAATAATACCGGTAGTCATCCTCTTGAAATATCCGGTTTTCATCAGCAACCGCTTGACACATTTTTTCGGCCATCCATATATCGAGTTTGCCGAGCCGCGTATAATCGGCCTTTTCCTTTTCAATGTCGGCAAGCGTTTCCTTTTCTGGCCAAGTGGGCTTTCCGTCAATTATAACGGGTATTCTTATCGCATCAAAGCCCAAGAATGATGCGTTTTGTATGCAGCGTTCAATGACGCATTTTTCCCCTAGATTGTTCCCGATCATAAAAATACGGGACGATTTGCCCAAGAAAACAATATCAGACAAAAACCAATCCCAATCGGCCGCCAAGATTGTTTCCGACCGGCTGTCGTCTTTGTCTTGAATATCGTCCAATATAACAATCGAAGGACGCCTATCTTGATTTGATAGACCACGAATACCGGCACCCTTACCGTATGCTTCAATGCGGATGTTGACCGTTTGGCCGTCCTTGTTCTTGACGTCAACCGAGAAAGCGTTCATGCTTTCTTCTTTGATTTCAACAAGATTGTGCCGCAATAACGGGTTAGACTGGTATTCGTTTATAATATCTTTCAGTTTGGCGGACGCCATGCGCTGGTTCTGTTTAATAATGACAATGAAGTCAAGCCCGCGCTTTGGGTATGCCAGACAATGAAGCGGGAATGTTCGAAGGGCGTATGAGCTTTTGCCACTTTCCCGAAACATTTCCATAGCGACATTGTTCTTTCCGTTCAAAAGCATGTCGGACAACCTATAATGAAATTCGGCTGCCGGCAATTCTTTGTCCGGATCGTTTGATAAAACAACATAGCGAAACGGGACAAGGTTGTTTTCCATTTCCCGAAGGACTTCATTTGGAATGTTTATGTTTCCCATAAGCCCTCGCTTTTTCTTCTGTTTTCTTTTCAAACAAAGAGTATTCGTTGATGTTCACGTCCTGCACGGTTTTATCCGCCCATTTATGATTTTTCAACCAAAAGATCGCACCGGTAGCAGATCCATCGCCTGACAAGAGTATTCGTTCGGCGTAATCCTCAATTCGGGCAGTTGCTTTTTTTATTGTGTCAGAAAATTCTGGCCTGTCCTGATAGTCATAAAGGCTCTGTCTGCTTTCAAATCCAAGGTATAAAGCAAGCCCCGATATTGTAGGCGGCACATGTTTCTCATACCGTTCTTCGAAGTAAGCATCAATGTCTTTTTCAAGTTCTTTAACAGTTTTGTATTTCAAGGGTCGTCCTGTTTTCATGGCGATTGTCCTTCCGTTTTTAAGTTTTAAGCGTTCCTTTCCGCTTTCAATGTTAAGTGTTCAAATTTCGGTTCCCCATGAATTTCGTTCAAGATGGCTTCCGTTTCTTTGTTGCACTTTGCTACAAGTTCCTTAATCTTTTCGTTCAATGGTTTGATACGTTCCAATTCTTTTTTGGCTGCTTCTTCTGTTGAAAAGCACATACAGGAAAAGACGACAATATATGTTTTGCCGTTCTTGATGGAATAGACATCATGGCCTTGCTCATTTATGGAATATCCAAGCACAACGCCTTTTTGGACGCCGGCATTTACATCGGCGTAATAAATCTCTTGACCCAAATCAAACATTGTCTTTTCCTTCTTCCGGTGTTTCCGTTTCGCCTTCTACGTGCGCGGGCGTGTCCGCGGGCGCGCTCTCGGGCGCTGGCGCGGGCGTTGAAGCCTCGCCTTCTTTTTCGGCAATCTCATCCTTCAACTTTTGAAGGCCTTTGTTGTGATAGCTCTTGATACCCAACAAACGAGCTTTTTCGCGAATAGCTTTTTCTTCCGCGTTTTCTTCCGGTGTTTTTTCTTCTTTCTTCTTGCCTTCTTCAATCACAGATACGCAGGAAGCAAAAGACGAATAATCGCCTTCAAATTCAAATTCCTCGCCGATCTTTACTTCTGTCTTTCCGTCCGGCAATAATAAGTTGTAGTTTGCTTTTAGTTTTGTCATGTCAATCATCCTTTACATTGTGTTGTCAATTCGGCTTTACATTTCCCTCATAAAAATCCCCGCCCAAAAGGGAGTCATGGACGGGGCAAAGGAGGAATAAATGAAAAAATTTTAGCCGTTCTATAACCGGTAAGTCAAAATTTCGCACCACCTGCCGATTATACCCAAAATGTATCACAATTTTTTTCAAAATGTCACATGAAAAAGTGTCGCAAAGTGTCGCATTATGTCGCAAAGTGTCGCATTTTTCAAATTTTTCGCACAATTTCATCCAATCCCTCGCAAAAATATCTGAATAAAGTCGCCCTATGAAGCACGCGATCAGCGTATTCTTTTTTCACAAGATAGCAGGCAATCCGTTTCCAGCCCATACCTTGACACCGTTTTTTAACAACCGCCCAGCGAATACCGTGTATTGTCTGCATCCATCTGATTGCTGCTTCCCAAAGTTCCATGTCGGACTGTGTTAAGCGTCCCCGCGCTTGTTCATATTCCTCTTGCATGTCCTGAATACTGCGCTCATCGTCCGGTATAACTATCATCTGGCCAATCGGGCTTGTTGGGTTTTTCGGCGCAACTCTCGGAAGCATCCGGTCAATTTCAAATGCCCTTCTGAGTGCTGTTTCAAGTTCTTTTCGGTTTGATGGCGTTCTCATTTCTTCCCCTTTCGTTAAAAGTTTGACGCTTTTTGTTCTGTTTCCCTTTTCGCTTTCGTGATCAATGCGCTACGAATGACATGGATCGGTATTTCCTGAAAACCGAATTTGTTTTTAAGCCAATAGTCGATCTCGCCAATCTGACTTTCCGACAAAGGCCTAAGTTCTTCGGTAAAATGTTCGTCCCAAGCCACATGATAATCCTGATCGATATAAACCTTTCCTTCCTTATCTTCCTTTTGGGCTGAGTTATCCACAGACTTATCCACATTTAGGGGGGACATAGGGGGGATATTATCATATATCATATCATTATCAATATCGGGTTCGTTTGGGTTTTTTGGAAACCGTTCGGTTATTTTGGAAACCGTTCGGTTATTTTCGGTTTTATCCAAAGCACTTGCTTTTGGACGGCCACCCATAGATCCGTTCGCTTTGTTCCGGTTGCAGATTTCGGCATATCTTGCCGTGTCATAATCCATGCGCTTCTTGATCAGCTTGAAAATTATCCGAGCCATTGCCGGCAATTCTATTTCATTTCCATTTGTTGAATACTCGAATATGGCGCAAAGCAACAAGCCCTTTTGGTCTGTTGGCAGTTCTTTGACCATTTCATAGTATTCATTGTAAAGAATGAAGCTATCTTTTTTCTTGTCCATTTAAAACTCCCTTATTTTGATTGTTGACATATAGCGGTGTGCGAATACCGCCGTTCGGGTCATAGGCTCCCCAGCCTTTCAAGGTGTCCAACGCTTCGTCAACTGTCTTGCACAAAGCGTATGGATAGCCTGAAATTCTACAAAAACGGGCAAAGTCATCCTGATAGATGCTCGTCCCGTTCTTTCCAAACTTTAATTCAATGAAACCAACTTTTCCTTCTGGTAGCAGGCAAACAAGATCGGCTATACCGGCAACAACTCCCATCTTTTTAAACTTTGCCCCTTCGATAGCGTTTCTTTTTCCGCCGTTTGCCGGATGAAATAACCGAAACCATTGCTCGCGCGGTGTATGCTCCCGCCAAATACTGATAATGGCCATCTGCAAATCTTCTTCGCTGTTGACGCACCGGCCATAAGCCAAATGCCGATATTCAACAACGGTCATAATCTGATGCTCTGCCCATTTTGTTTTTTTGTAAAAGCCGTTATAACGTTTGATCATGCTTCCCCCTCTCTTAAAAAAGCTCCATCTGACCGTTTGCTCTTGTTATCTCAACATGGCCACCGAAAAAATCCGCCCATGACTTCGCCGCCTCGTATGTGCCAAATCCCCAACAATGACCGTTTGGGTGTATGCACCAATAAATATCTTCCGGTTTATTCCAAGGCGGCGTTTCGTATTCCATCATTGCTCCTTAAAATCATCCATTGTTAAAACTATGTTATTTTGTTTTGCTATATCCAAAACTTGATAGATCCTATACGCTGGGATTTTGTTTTTTTGCGCCCAAGAATAGACGGTTGTTGGAAATTTACACCCAAGCATCTTTGCTAATTTCTTACATCCGCCAAACTTATCGTTTATCAATTTTCGTATTGTCATGATTACTCCTTTTTGTGCTGTCTTTTTAAGAAAATACATATTTTGTATTAAATGTCAATACTTTTTTTGTATTTTTTTCAAAATTGACTTTGAAATCAAAATATGATACAATTTTTGTAATTGGGGAAAATATATGGTAGATACAAATAAAAACAAACTATGGCTTGAAAAACGGCTTGCCGAACTCGGCAAAAAGAACTATCAGTTAGCTGATGCGCTGGGGATACAACATAATAAGATCTCTCAGATAAAGGCTGGGCAATATAATTTCCAGCCGGAACATTTATCGTCAGTTGCTGAGTTTTTAAAATTCGACAAGGCTGCATTTATTGACTTTGTCGCTGGAAAAATAACAGAAGATGAATTATGGGCAGCAAAGCCACCGCTTAAAATAACAGAACAGGATTTACAGTTGTTGCAGGCCGTAAAATCACTTGCTTCGTCTAAGACAGAAACAAACACTTCTTCGGATCCTGATAAACAAGCACAAATACCAGCAGGGAAGGACCAAGAAAGATAATGTCTGAAACCATCATGATGTGGATTGGCCTTTTTGTTTTCGGAATGTTTGTCATATATCTTATTGCCGAGGGAGTCCATATCATAGTGATCAAGGACAAAGAAAAAATAAAAGAAGTTGTATTAGGCATCATAGCAATACCAGCAAACCTGTTTCTTCTTTGGCTTCTTTTAAAAATACCATTTCCGGCGTGGATGAAAAACTATCCATATATTTCGATGATAATAACTGCGGCTATTTGGATAGCGGTCGTTTGTCTTATTATTAAGTTGGGCGAGAAAAGGAAACAGAAAAATGAGGCGGCCAGACATTAACCCAGATCATCTTTCTTATTTTTTATGGGCATCGCTTTTTGCTGTTGTTGTTGGCGTTTTGGGGTTTGTATCAACATATACTTTTATTCTTGCCTATATTACGCTCCTTCTAACTCTTTATGACGCAATAAATAAACTTAAAGATTGCGAAAAATACTTCAAATATGAGGAAGAAGTAGAGGAAAAACGTTTTAAAGAAAATTTTACGGGCAATAACGGATAAAAAAACGAATCGCCCGAACAGCCTGAAAGCCCCGTATTTATTGACTTTTGCATTTTAAAAACGAATCGTTTGTGCGATTCGTTTCTTTTTTTGTAGTTTTTTAACAAAAATTCACCGTGATTTATGTATATTTTTTTTGTGAATAGATACCTTTTTTGTATCTTTTTTTAATAAATTTTCCTTAATTTTCAATTTGTTATAAAATAAAATACTTTTTTTGTATTTTTTCTCTTGACTATTAAATACAAATTCTGTATTATGGGCTTATCAAAACCCGAATGTATGGGTGCGGAAAGAACCTAAATCCCACTCGGTCGGCTAACTCCCCGTTAAAAGAGTGTCTGGCAGACAAGCCCGCGAAAAAATCAAAAAGTAAAACGGACGCCCGCGAATATGGGGAATAAACGGGAACGCTATCAAGTCCATCCAGCAAAAAGGAGTATAAAAATGAGTCATAAAAAAGGCCAACTTGAAACGTTGATTTGCGAAATAGCAAATTTACGAACCGAAAATAACCATCTTCGGAAGTTATTATCGGACGCAAAACTTTCAATCAAACTTGCAGCAGAACACAACGAAGAAAATGCTCGACACTTTTCGCGCATCCTTCCGATCCTAGACGCTAATGACGTCAAGGCGTTCTTTGCTTTGAACTTTGACTTATAAGGGGGACACATGGAATACGAATTATCTTTACGAGAAAAGATCCAAGAGTGTATTGCCGGCTTCTTTTTTGCTTTATTCATGGGCGTATTGATTTTGTTGACATCCGTTTCTGACGGCTTCGACCAACACATAATCGAATATCGCCAATCGCAAACAAAATAAGAAAGGAGTAATACATGTGTAATACAACTGAACAAAACGAAATAGTGGCCATGCCGGCTCCGGCAAATAATGTGGACATGACAGAGGATATTTTGGCCGCAGCCAATATCCGTGTTGCCCAGCTCGAAAAGATTGTTTCCCTGTCTATCAGACGGACAAACGAGAACGACTGGGTAAATCAGCAAGGCAAGCCTTACCTGTGCGCATCAGGTGCCGAAAAAATTGCCCGCCTGTTTGGGGTGTGCTGGAAGAATGTCAAATGCGAAAAGATCTATTCCAACGATGAGCAAGGTCAATTCTATTATTTCGAATACACCGGCGACTTCATGTTGGGAAAAGACATCATCAGCGCTGTCGGAACTTGCAGTCAAAAGGATCAATTCTTTGCTATGTCAAAAGGCCAAATGAAACCGGCAAGCGAAATTGACGAAACAAATATCCGCAAGGCTGCGTTTTCAAATATGCTTGTGAATGGCATCACACGCATTTTGGGCATCCGCAACCTGACATGGGAAGAATTAAAGAGTGGCGGCATTGACCAAAGCAAAGTGCAAGGCGTGGACTATAAGACCAAAAAAGACCATTCAAACGATATGCCGGAAAATCCTGTTGACTGGGTTGAATGGCTGAAAAAGCAAGAAAACCCGAAGCTGTATTACGGCATTATTAAGAACTCGGCCGCAGCTCAGGACATTAAAAGCGCTTGCTTCAACATCATGTATCCGAAAAATGGGGGTGCGCAATGAGAAATGAACCCGCAACACTCGAAGAAACAAACGGCTTGATCGCCCACATGATCGAGAAAAGAAATAACTTTTTACAATCAGAGATCAGCCGCTATCCGAAACGCGCCTTTACATGCTCAGATATTCACGAGTGCGACCGCTACATGATCCATTCGTTGCTTGACTGGGATAAAAGGGAACTGCACGATGAAGGATTACAAGCCATCTTTGATGCCGGAAAGCGTGAAGAAGAAAACGTCAAGCATCGTTTGGGATATGAACTCGGCCTTGAATTTGTCGAGCAACAAAGCCCGTTTGAAATCAAAAACAATCAGGGCGAAGTTATCGCAAGCGGACGCATTGACGGAAAGATCCTTTGGGAAGGCAAAGCGATCCCTGTTGAAATCAAGTCAATGAACGAGAACTCGTTTAATATGATCAATTCACTTGACGACTTCAAGAAGAAGCCGCTTTACAGGAAATACTTGCGCCAGATGCAACTGTATCTTTACGGGAACAACCAGCAATACGGCATTTTCATTCTGTCCAATTTCCGCACGGAAAAGATCATCCTTGTCGAGCTGGACTATGGCGAATGTGAATATATCCTGTCCCGTTTAGAGCGCTTGTGGGAAATGAAAAAGCGCGGGGAATACCCAGAAGGAACATATAAACCCGAACTTTGCGACCGTTGCCCGTTTGCTACATTGTGCATGGCTGACGTGAATAATAAGCCGGCAGACATGATCAACAACGAGGAACTGGAAGAAAAGTTGAACCGGCGCGAAGAATTGGCAGCCGCCGCAAAAGAATATAAGGAACTTGACGAAGAGGTCAAAACCGTCTTTAAGTCAATCCCTCACGCATTTGTTGGACAATCTTTTGAAATTACCGGCAAGGAACAGATCCGCAAATCTGTTGACACGAAGGCAATCCCAGAAGAAGTCCGCAAACAGTATGAAAAAGAAACTTCATGCTGGATCACAAAAATCAAAAAAATATAGAAAGGAGCAAACATGACAGAAGAAAACAACATCGTAGAACAAGCAATAGAAGAAAAGCCGCATTTGGCAAAATATATCAGGGACGCCGCATCGGAGTCTGGGCGCTTGTCCTCTTTCATTGACCGCATTGAACGATTGGAAGAAGAAAAGCGTGATATACAGGCCGACATCAGCGAGATATACCGCGAAGCAAAAGGCGCAGGGTTTAGCGCAAAGGGCATCCGCGAAATCATAAAGCTGCGCAGGTTGGATCCTGCCACCCGTGCCGAAGAAGAATATATGCGGGACGAATACAAGAAAATGGTCGGCATCAGCGATTAGTCAAAATGAGAGGGGGACACAATGCTGAAACTTTTAAAACGGATTTTTAACAACAAAAAGGAAATCAAAAGAGAATGTCGGGATGCGAAGGGAAGATTTGCCAAAGGCTACCGGAACGGCGTCAAAATGCTACGGGACGCAAGGGGGCGCTATGTCAAGAAAGACGTTTAGTATGTCGCTCCGCAAACGGATTGAACTTGTCCGGCTTGCTTTCCGGTTGGCCTATTGGTCGCTTTACAAGCACAAGATTTTCTTTGCGTGGCTCAGGCTTGAAACCGCACGATGCAATTACACGGACAAAGTCCATAACCACCAAGAACGGAAGAAAGAACTTCGCATTTATAAAGTCGCTCGCGTGGCTTTTGAAAGGGCAAAACAAGATGACAGATAGAGAAGAACTTATCAAGGCGCTTTGTATCGCTATCGCATGCCTGAAATCACAGACAATCGATGATGAAATTATCGCCGACCTAGAAAAGGTTTTGAAAAAGAACATGGAAAAAGGGAAGAAGGATGAAGAAATACAAAACTGAACATTTGGTTATTCATGTTGAGGTTGATAATGTCAATGGAACAAAGCACATCATAGCAGAAACTGCTGAACGCGGATGTTATGGACGAGCAATTCGCTTTATGATACCAGACGAATGTTCAAAGAAAACAATCAGCGATACAGGGTTAGCAAGACACATTCTAAACTATTTTATCAAGGAGTAATTATGGACTACGAAAAGATATTTTATGAAGAAACAAATACAAACCGCGAGGTCGAATGGGCATACTATAAGCGCGGAACTGCCGGATCATTCGCAACCGCACTTTGTAGAGCGTGGGAACTGGGCGACTTGGAAAACCAGCGCCGGCTTGAACTGGCCTTCCCCCGACTTTTTAGCGCAGCGAAGTCGTGGATGTATTCGGACAATCCCGATCAGTTTATAGAAGAACTTTTGAAAGGAACAAATTAAAATGGAACAACAACAAGAAAAGCAACAACCAATCGTGAACTTATTTAACAGCGGCGTGTCGCTGAAAATATGGCCGCAAAAGAAAGACGATAAGACATATTATCAGGTGTCTATTCAACGGAAATATATCAAGGAAGGGAGAGAGGTCTTTGAAACGATGCACTTCTTCCCTGACGTCCTCTTGCCTTTGGCCGAGTTATTTCGTGAAGCATACGGCACATTGAACGCTTACAAACAGGAAATCCGCCGCCAACAAAAAGAACTTCAAAAGCAATGGGAGAACGCATCATGAAAGAAGTAAAGGAACTTATCAAAGCGGCTGGGACTATCCTTAAACAAGCGAACGAGCTTATTCCTGACGGCAAGCAGCGCGACTCTATTTATGGCATCCCTGTCGTTTATTGCACAGATGAAGAGCTGAAAAAATTCATAAAGAAGTATGATAAGGTGGACGCTTTAAGCATGGCGTATGATCACATCGGCGTTTATCTTTGCAAAGATGAACTTGAAGAACGGGCAAGACGAAACATCAAAGTAGTAAAGGGGGATAAATGAAAGAGTATGCTCGCATAAAATTCATGGCAGAAGTTGGCATATTGGCGATTGGCCACTTCAAAAACACTTTGGGAAAGTATTGTTTCAAGAGAGGCTACGACCTTTCAATAAAAAGTGGGTTTGGAGTTTTGGAAAGGCCTTTGTATGTCCAAATAGAATGTCCAAAAAGCGAATACAAAAAAGCGTTTGAAGAAATAAAAAAATTGTTTTGAGGTGGACAATGAAAAAGTGGATCAAAGAAAGGGTTGAATTTTACTTTATGAAAAAGTGCTACGTTTTAGGTATCGTGTTCTTTCCTAAAATGGTGGGGTATTTTGGCGCACGCGCAGAGATTAGGCTGGGTCTTGGGTTCTGTGCGGTCGGTGTATTATTCGGAAAAAGGGGGTCGTATGTCCCACGTGGATAAATGCAAAAGACTTGAAGCTGAAATCGCTCGCTTAAAGGAACAGCTGAATGAAGCAAATGAGGTTATTAAAAGCACAAGACAAATCACAGGCAACATAGATTTAAGCCAGTTTGATTATGAACATAGAAGAAAAATTGACGGTATTACAATGCAGACGGGAAGCTATCTTGAAAAGTGGGGCTGGAAATGACAAAAGAAGAAAAATCTATTGTATGGTGGCATATTAAAGCCTACCCGTATGCTTCTGTAAAAGAATTATATGAACACCTTATTCAATATGTTGATGTTTCATTATCAACGGTCAGAAAATACAGAAGAATTATATTAAAAAATCTTAAAGAAAAAGGAGAGTAAAGATGACAAAAAAATACGCGTGGCACAGAACAACAACAATCCCAACATCAGAAGATTTGCTTGTCCAATATGTTGATGATAGGGGCGATTTATATTGGTGGGGTCGAAATTTATTTGACATGGGAATTGACACGCCTAAAAAATGGTTTGACCTTTGCATTAAATACAAAATCAAAAAATGGCGTTATAAACAATAAACAAAAAATCTGCGCATAATGTGAAAAAATCACATAAAACTGAAAGGAAGGTATAAAGATGAACAACATTTTGATTACATTATCCGAGGTTGCGGAAGCGTTAGGCTATGAGGGCAGGACTGCCAAAAGGAACGCCGGCGCATGGTTGGCCAAACACAAAATAGAAAACTTTGGCCATCGAAGGGGAGTTTATTTACGAGATAGTTTTTGGGGGGCGTTTTATAAGGAGCAGGATAAATGCTTACAACAAGAAAGATTGGAAAGTATTATTACGTCAGAGGCACGGTGCGTGTCGGCAAGGTTTCCCACAAAGTCCCAGAGCGATCTACTGGCTTTACTGAACGGAAAGATGCGCGAGAGTATTGCAGCAAATTAGAAGCTGAAATCAGGGAAGCCGCCTTATATCCCGACAAAGACAGAAGTCAAAAGACAACCTTTGACGACTGTCTGCGCATACACCTGAACAAAAAGCGGCTGCGCCCAGCAGAAATTCAAAAGATAAAAATACTTCTACCCAGCTTCGAGGGCGTGTCCATTTCAAACATGGCCAACGCATGGAACAGGTTTTTGACTGAAAAAAGATCGCTTGCGCCGGCAACAATCAACCGGTATTCGAACACAATCAAGAGTATCATCCGAAGTGGCGGGGAAGAAATAAATATGAAACTGCCCAAAATTCAACGGCTGCCCGTCAAAAATCAGATAGTTTTTACCTTGCCGGAACAAATCCGCACGCTTTTGTTGGCCAGTTATTCGGATCATGCGCGGCCTATATTTACCGTCTATGCCTATCAAGGCCTTCGTGAGCAAGAGAATTTGCAGCTGAAATGGGAAGATGTGGACTTGAAACAAGCCCTCTTATTTATCAGGACTTCGAAGAATGGGGAGTCGCGCCAAGTCCCTATGCACAAAAAAGTATGGTGGACGCTTGCCCGTCATTGGATAAAAGCTGGGAAGCCTATCACGGGGAACGTTTGGCTGAATAGCAAAGGCAAGCAATACACAGACACGCGGCGCACGGGTTGCGGGGGAAGCCCCATCAGGAAGGCGCACACGTTAGCGCTCGCAAGATTAAAGAAGCAACACGGGGTTGAAATTGAAATGCGCGTCCACGACTGGCGTCATGACTGGGCGTCCCGTATGGTTATGGCTGGCGTGGATCTACTGACCGTCCAAAAGCTGGGCGGGTGGAAGTCGCTTGACATGGTCAAACGCTATGCGACCTTTTCGGCCAGACACGAGATGGACGCAATCAATAAAATATAAAAAAGTGGGAAATTTTTGGGAAATTTTGGGATGCCGTATTGACAAACACAATAAAACAGGGCATTATAGAGGACAACAAAACGACCTTCACACGGTAGGGGTCGCAGGTTCGAGTCCTGCCGCACCCACCAATTCAAAAGCCTTGTATTTACAGGGCTTTCTTTATTTTTTAGGCGGTCAAAAATAAGACGTTTAGATACATCAAAATACACCAAAATACACCACTTTTCACGAAAAAAGTGGGAAAAATGTGGGAAGTCTTTTTAAACGATTCGGGCATTAAAAAAAGCCCCCTCGCCACCGCATGACGAGAGGGATAAAAAGACTGTGCGCGCTGTCTTTTTCGGGTCGGATGAAGGATGGCATCCTTCCCTTCTAACCATCAAGCCGCTTGTTCGCGCGAGCAAGGGCAAGCCTTTGACTCAACGAACCAGACGCGCTCGTTAAATTCCGATTTCTTGCCGGTGTTGAATTGGCTGAATGGCCGAAAATAGCCCATGACTCTTGTCCAACATTCGACCGGCTGACGCTGGCCTTCGTTGGCTTCTAGTATTTCCTTGTCTGTCATGGCTACTTGCTCAACTTTGCTTCGTCTTTCTTTGTGTTAAAGACTGAGGCATGATCCAAGATTTTAATAACCGTGTCAACAACACCGTCATCCTTCGTTGTTGGCGTCAGTTTGACAATGATCGATGAGCAGGAAACAATTCCGCCAATCCATTGTAAAATACTCGGTATGTGTTCGATGATCCAATTCATAGTGTTTTTCCTTTCATTATATCGGCAAGAGTTTCTGCGCGCTTCCCAACCTGCCTTGCCCAAAGGCTAGAAAGCATTTCATGCGCCGCCAACTCATAGTTTCCTATTTCGCAGGCAAGCAGCATTTTCTTGAATGTCTTTAATCTGGCCAAGCCCAAGTTAAAGCACATTTCTTGAATGACACCCTGACGACTATCATCCAATTCCCCATACCAAAAGAAAGCCCGCAGACATTCCTGATGGCATCTGTCAAGATCATTCTTCAATAAGAACAAAGCCTCTTCCTTGCTGATCCCGTTATCTTCCAAGTTGCGACCGACACCGATCGTCAGCTTGCCGGATGGGCATCTGTAAGGTTTCAGCATAAGCCCTTCGTGTAGAATGACACGTTGTAATAACTTATCATCCGTCATTTAAAAAACCTTTCGGCAATAAAACCGATGATGGCTGCGGCGATCCCAAACAAAAAAGCGACCACGCGGCCGCCCCCTTTTGCTTCGTGCATGGTTTCGTTGACACGCACCTGCCAATCTTCAAGCGCCTCAATGCGATCAACAATCCCCTTTTCCCCGTTGCCATATACGGTGTGATGAAGTTTTTCCGTCATACTGACAAAGCGTTTCAGATCTGATGATATATCCGTCAGCCGTGTCAATATGTTTTTAATGTCCTGCTTCTGGCCAGCCGCTTCTTCAATGACTTTTATCAGAAGCTCATTGCTATTGCTTTTCCCCGTCATTTCCACTCCTCATTGATCAAATCGTTGTAGTCGGCTAAATCAATTATCCGGCCAACACAAGAAGCAAGCTCTTCGCTTCCTATGTCGCCGGATCTATAAAGCCGTCCTAAACTTGCCTTTATCTCTGAGTTATCCTTTCGGACGAAGGCAAGCAACGCAACGTCAACGCTATTCGTCGTCTGGTTCGTAGTCGCCATGTTCGATTTTCTCGCGTAGCTCATCAATTTCGGCGCGGCGCAATTTGGCAACCTCTTCGCGAGCCTGATATTTTTCATATTCAGGCATTGAAAGATCGGGATGCAACTCTTTTAATTTTGCTCCGACTTCCATCGCGACCTTACAACGCGCATAATCTAATGCGGCCAGCTCTTGTTCGCAAGCGTTAATTCTGCTTTCAATTTCAGACTTCTTCATGATTTTTGTCCTTTCTTTAATAAGCGGCGCATGTTAAACACTGTTAAGCGAGCATCGCGCCGTTTCATACTGCCCGCCCAACTCTCAAAAGATCGCTCGATTTGTTCCATGTTCATTGTTCCCAATTCGCACAATCTTAATTGTCTTTTTAATTTTCGCCTTTCCCTGACGACACAACTTCGGCACGGTTTCCTGATCACGCGCCCTGTGTCGCTCAAATAAAATTTCGTTTTCAAAAATGTGAAGCCGTTTTTGACTTTCACAATCCGCGTTTTCCTTGCGGATAGATTGATTTTCAATTCCGAGCAAAGCCTTTTCAAATGAAAGAGTATCTTTATAAGTGCTTCCTTGCTGCCCGAAATCACATAACTGTCGTCCATATACCGGCCATAATAAACCTTGCTTCCAAAATTCCGCTCGGTTATAAAGTGGTCTATCCGGTTCGGGTATCTTATCGCATGCGCCTGACTTGTTTCGCTTCCAAGCCCTAGCCCAATTTCGCCATAAGCATCTACAAAGTCGTCAACATATTTCAGGATCCTGACATCCGAAATGTGTCGCCGGCAAATCCGCTTGACAACGTCATGATTGATATTGTCAAAATACCCTTTGAAATCCATACAAAGCACATATCCGGTGTTTCCATGTCGCCTAAAATGCCGACACAAAAACCGGACAACTCTGTCAGATGCGAATTTTGTGCCTTTACCTTTCCGGCTTGCCGAGTTATCGTGTATCAATCCGCGATTAAAAGCAGGATATAAAATGTTTTTACACAATGACTTTTGAGCAACCCGCTCGAAGAAGTGGACAGCCGATATGTTCCTTTTCTTTCCTCTTTCGTAAATATAAAACCTTGAAAATCCGCGCCGGACATCTTCGCCATTTTGAAGCGCCCTATACAGTTTTTCGGTCGATAGCAGCTGATGAATACTCCAATTTTGGATGCTGCTTTTCCACATGACACCCTTTTTAGCAAGGTCGCCAGCTTCAAACAAAGCGTTCCGGCTTGCCATAAAGTCAAAGCAATCGTATTGCTCCCTGTGTTTTAAGCGCCTTTCTTCCCTTCTGATAGATCGTCTTTCATATCGTTTGCTTCTTCTGGTCATGTTATAAATAAGCCTCGCACGGGCTGACGGTTATTTACCGCATACTGTGCCGGCATAAAACGGGCGTCCGTCAACATTCCCCGCAATGCAACTCCTTATTTCAGGGGCGTCCGCCGGTCAGCGTCAAGGCTCGTATTCGCTTGAATTAAGCAGGGTTTAATGTTCCTTTCATCTTATGGCATTGTGTTCTGCCGATAGGCGGCTTACTAAGTCGAGCCAATAAAGGAAATCAAAGCGGCGCCTTATTGCCCGTGTTGGAAGTGCTATTCGCGTTCGCATTGCCGTTGTTGTTCAGATTGCAAGCATTGCCAGCATGTCCACCGACAACCGAAGAGAGCCACAGGTTCGCGCGCAAATACAACATTAAGCCCGTTTTTGTCCGATGATGTGCGCGTTCTTAATTGAATTTTTAATCAGCGCTATTTCATCAAACAAATTGCTTGTTATCCCTTTCAAATTTTCCGCGTTCACGGTAGGAATGACCCGTATCATACACAAAAACTTATTCTCTATCTGGTAGCAATTCACGATTGCCTTTTCCATATATTGAAGCCGCGACCGCAAGCGTTCTTCCGTGTTAGGGAAAATCGAGTTGGCCGCAACCACATTGTCCAATAACTCGTTGGCCTTTGCTATAATATCCTGCACCAAGATATAGCGATATTTCTTCGGCACAAACTTTTCTTTTACAAGATATTGTATTATGCCGGTCTGCAAAGCCTGAGCCGTTGCGACATACTTCGTTGTGGTTTCTTTTCGTTCTCGTGCATATACTGGCATTTGTTTCCTTGTTTGAAAGATGTAGAGAACGGGACAAAGCCCGTTCTCCGTTTAGTGTGTTCGCTTACGCTATGGTTATCCCATATGAAAGCAAAGCGGCGCCTTAAAGCCCGCGAGGGAAGGGC